TTTACAATAATTTGTTCTTTTTCTAAATTCATTTTTATTTGTTTAATTTGTTAATACTATTCAAAACAATGGTTATACTCCACAGTTGGTAGCAATTTACGTCCGACGTGCATTGCCTTTTTCTCTTTTGTGTGTTTTGGTGTTGTTTTTTAAGCCGACAAACGCTGTTCTCTTGTCGTAAAAAGCAACCAACTCCGCGCATAACAAACGTTTAAAATCGTGCTTCAAAGAATGTGAGAGAAACCAATCTTAAATTTTATTTTCCCCCTCTTTTAATTTCAGTCTTTACTATGCGTACATTTTCATTCTCAAATTCCGTATTTCCTAATCTACCAAAGTGAGTATAAAAATTATCTTTCTTTAATCCTGTATAACGGCAAAGGCCTGTAATACTTCCAAATATTAAAGCCTCTTTTGTTTTTTTGTTTAGGTATATAAATGCCATTTTTATTTTTGTTTTAAAAATACCTGCATATAAAGCAATAGTGAAATATAAATAAGAAAATTTGTAGGCTGCTTATCATTTACGATAATGTCATAAATAATAAATAAAGAAATTGTAGTAGTAACAATAACTCCAATCGCATCATAAATAATTTTTAATAATTTCATAATTTTATTTTTTAATCAATAAACCATTTTATAATTTTAATTTCATATTGCAAAATCTTTATTTCACTTGCGCAAGTATTTGCAGTTATTTTATCATCTAAATAAAAATTCCATAATTCAGCAATAACACCTTCTTTTGCCTTAATCATACTTTCACACTGTTTTACGGTTTTCATCGTTATACTATTTGTTTAACAGTTTCATAAATACATTCAGTCCATTTAGAAAATTGCGTTTCATTTTCTTTATGCTTCAAAAATATTCTAAATCCATCCGGTTTAGTTCCTTGTAAAATAGAATCACTCTCAATCCATTTTTCGGTTGAGAGTGTTTTTCCTTTAAATTTTATATTTAACATATCTTTAGATTATTTATACATCCCAGAAGTGAATGTAAATTGTGAGTACATTTGATTTAATGCTTTTGCTTTATTAACATCAGAAACTTCTATTTCTAATCTACCACCCCAAGGTGAAACATTTACTACTGCATTTAAGTTTGTGTATTTAGCGTTTAATTCGTTTGCTTTGTTGTTGTAGTCTTGAGTTGTCATCGTTTTATGTTTTAGTGTTATTTCTTATACAAATATAATCACTATTATTGTAACTACCAAATAAAAATACAAAATAATTTAAAATAATTGTATTTATTTTCATAATCCTATGTTTTGCTACGCAATATGCCAACGCTCAATAAAATTTATGTTTTGTACTTCATTTTACAATCTGATTAACTTAGTCAACGCTTGTCATTGCACAAATTAGTTGGTGGCAATTTACGTCCGACGTGCATTGCCTTTTTCTCTTTTTAAGTGTTTTACTGTTGGTTTTTAAGCCGACAAACGCTGTTCTCTTGTCGTAAAAAGCAACCAACTCCGCGCAACACTTAACAATAAAAAAAGCCATCTACACCTTTTAAAATAAAATAACGGTTACTTCGCCTTCTCTAAAATCTCTGCTAATAATTACACCATCAACAGAAGCAATATCTTCATCAGTAAAGTTTTTCCATTTTTCAGGTAAATCATATTTTTCAAAGGTTTTTCCTTTTTTTAAAGCTATTGGCATATCCATACACATAGAACCGTGAACATAACCACTTTTTATAGCCCAACTTTTTGCTACATAAAAACTTTTAAATGTTCCTACATCTTTAAAAGTAGCTTGTTTCTTTATTTTCCTGCCTAAATAATAATATTCGCTCATAATTTTGGTTAATTAGTCATTAAATGCTTTTAAAATTTCTTCTAAATTTTGAACATCATCGTAAGCGTTTCCGTCAATCGTATGTAAAGTATTTTCATCATCAATACAATTAATATTGTTTTTTCTTACGTAATGTGTTTCGCTTCTGTATTCTGGTTTTCCGTAAATTTTGTACTTACAAAGTACTTTTATCAATAAATCTTTCATTTTTATTTATAATTTAGTTATTAATATTAATTCTATTCCGTTTCACGGTTTGCCACCGCTATTTTTCTTTATTGCTAAGGTTGCACAAATTAGTTGGTAGTGAGTTGGGTTGTCTTTCTGTATTTGCGCTACTGTTTTTTAAACTTTTACTCATTTCTCTTACCAATTTTTAAAGCGTTAGGTTTTCCCAAAGCCCACGACCAACACTGTATATAAAAAATGCTTTCATCTCGGATATTATTACAATTCAGTTTTTAATTCCAAAACTTATTGGAACTTCCGGGTTATTATACTTGCTTTTTTTAGTTGGTTTTGGCGTTGATATTGCCCCGCCCAATGCTATTATTGACGCTATAATTGGATCAATTCTTTTTACGCCGGAATGACTTTTACCTTTACTTACTTTTATATTTGCATTTGGATCTTCAATTACTACACAGCCGCTTAATGACCACTCCATAATTGGATTACCATTATGTTTTATAAGTCCGCTATAAACTAATATTTCAAATTGTTTTGTTGGGTGTGAAATAATTCGAATACCTTGATCAAATGTGGATAAATTTTCAACACCTTCTTCTTGTAATTCCGCAAATAAAGAATCCGTTCCCCAAGGATCAAATTCGTTACGAATGATATTAAATTTTTTATTATTAATTTGGATTAAATGTTTGAAGTCTTTTAAATCAATTCTATTTCCGGGCGTGGCAATTAAATAGCCTGCATCATTCCAATAACGATATGGCACCCTATCTTCTTTTGAACGCACATCTATAGTATCTTTTGGACAAAATATATATGGCAATAAATATCTAACGCCTTCATCATCTGGTTCTGTAAGTAAAACGTGGGCCGATAAATCTATCCTGGTACTTAAATCATTCCCGGAATAACAACCAAATTTTTGTGCTTTTTCTGTAAATAATTTTAAATAATCAGCTTCTGATAAATTGACATTATTTTTTTTCCATATTTCTGAAGGTATCCAAATTTCAGGAGCATCAACCCACATATTTAAATGTTTTGTTTTAAAATTTGGCGCTTTTGATGGTTGATTTTTTGCCTTATTATATTCTTTTATTAAAAAAGACATTGCAACTGAAACACCTAGATTTGGATTTGCTTTTATCCAGTTATTTTTATCTTCCCAATCATCGCCTTCATCTAAATCGTGGATCATAATTAGACAGTGATTGTCTTCTGCTAACTTATCTAAAATAGCTATACAACTATCTTCAAACTTTTTACAAACACCCGCAACATTTACACCTGCAGTAGTAATATGATATATAATAGGCTGTAAACGTGCGGCCATTGAAGATTCTAAATTTTCCTTAACTGAATCATCGCGATGCGCGTGGTATTCATCTATAATTGCTAAATGAGTATTTATACCATCTTGTGTTTTTGAATCACCGCCTAAAGGTTTTAAAGAAGAACCTAAACGTTTAAATTTTAATTCTTTTTGAAATACTGCAAAACCCATATTTCTTAAAACAGAAGATTTATTTATAAATTCAGCAGCCTGATTAAAACATATTTTTGCCTGTGCCTCTATGGTAGCGCCTATGTAAATTTCGGCACCTGCCTCTAAATCAAAAGACATACAATCTAATCCAACACCTGCCATTTGAGCGGTTTTACCATTTTTTTTTGCAACTTTTTCATATACTTGATTTATTCTACGAATTGGACCAGATGCTGTATATTGCATCCATCCAAAAAGATTGTATAAAGTAAATTGTTGCCAGGGTGCTAGTATAAATGGTTTACCGGCCATTTTTCCTTTAGTATGCACTAAAAATGTTTCAAAAAAATCAATAATTTGCATTCCTTTTTGGTGGTCTAAATAAAAACCATCAGCTTCAGCAGTTTCAATCCAGGAATAAAAGCGATCAATTGCTTGTTTAATTCTTTTACCTGTAATTATTTCACCGCTTTTTACAGCAGCGGCATACTTAAAAGGAATGGATTGTATTTGATTTTCTGTTGGTTGCAATTTATTGTGCGTGTTTTACTGTTTGTAATTTCATCCATTCATCAAACATATCTAACTGGCCACTTTCACCTGCAGGCATTTTTAATTTATTACGGTCCTTAAATGATAAACCAAAGTGTGACGAAACTTCCTCTAAATGCTTATCGGCTTTTTCCAATACCGTTAAATGCGCAGAAATATTTTGAGCTCCACCACGGAATGTTTGAACTAAGCCATTTTCGTAACCTAATTCATTTATTATTTTTATGGCCTGGTTTCTAAAATCGAGCCAAATAGCTGCTTTTTGTAGATGGGTTTGATCTAAAGTTGCAAAATTATTTGTTGATAAAAATTCGTTTCCAAACCAATACCACCAATATTTTTGCGAAGCTGTTAAGTTAAATTTAGGCAGTGGTTTTGGTAATTTATCTAATATTTTATAAAGTTCTGAATTGCTTTCCGTTTCAGGTTCTTTTAAATTACCGGAAGAATTATGCACTATTTTTAATTTTTCTTCTTTCATAACCAATTGTGTTTATTAATTAAAATTTGTTTTACGATTGTTGCATTTAAACGATCACCCGCGCTAAATTTTTTTAATTTTGCCAATTCAATTGCATTGGCCTGATCCATTGTTTCACTAAAATTTTTATTTATTTGAATAAAATATTCCACATCTTTTGGATGTATAAATTTTTTTGTAAATAAAAAATCATCTATAAAAATATGATCGTCTTTTTCTTTTAACCAATTAATTAATTCAAATGCTATTTCATTTATTTCAGCTTCTGAATATTCTTTTGTTGGTATTATTTTTATTTGTTTTTTCATAATTCTGAAATCCATTTTTTATGAAAGTTGAAAAGATTTTTATCATTATCAAATACATACTGCTCGATTCTTGCATTTATAGATAAATTACCACTACCTTCAATCACATAAAAATTATTTTTATTTGTTTTTAAGCAAATTATTTTAGTATGATTATTTTCTAATTTTATTTTCCAAAAAGGAGATTCAAAAGTTTTTAAAATATTATAAGCATCAGGAACTAATTTCGGAAATCCATCATTTATTAAAAAAGTAATATTTCTAATTTCATTTAATTTTTGAAGTTCATTTAATTCAATTATTACCTTTTTGCCAATTCTATAAAATGCAATTATCATTTCTTCAATAATTTCATTATTGCCTAAAACCGCTAAAATAAAATCAAAACTATTTATATTTTTTTTTGTTATAATTCTAAATTGTTGATTCTTTTTTGGTACTCCTAAAAGTTCATTTAGTTTATCCAACACAATTAATTTTTTTTCTTTTGATGAAATTTCAATTGCTCCACTTTTAAAATTTGAAGCTTCATCAACAAACATACTTTTTAATAAAGTTGATTTAGATTCATTTTTTTTACTTATTCTTTTAAACATAACTAACTAATTTAGACCCCCCTTACCTAATATTTGTTG